ATGGCAGATTATCTACATAAGCATCAGTATGTCGCATACGCCCCTGCGGTGCATTCATATTTCTGTGCTTGCGGCGAGACAGTCGGTGATGTTCCGTCAAAATCCGTGGCCATTTAGTGGGTTAGCTAGTGGGCAGGCAACCAAACTTGTGGGCATTGGTAACCGAAACTATTGCAAATATGGCCAGAAAAGTGGGCAGATGGCCAGAAAGCAAAAATTTTATGGCCACGGCTTTATAACGGTTTGGTAACGAAAAGTGCCTTAAAAGGCCCAAAACAGCCCTTTTTGCCCACACTTGGAGGGTCCAGTACCTGAAATGGCCAAAAACCCACTAATTACCCTCTAAACTATTGTGGGAGGAAAAAAGAGAGATCTAGAGAGTTTTGTCCATTGCAAGTGGGTAGTTGACCATATCTCAAGCGTTCAGGTATTGCCCACGCGTTTTAAACACCGACTATAATAGAAGGAGTACGATGTGACCTGCATTCGCCCTTCCCTTTTTTGTGACTGGGGAGACACAATTGAAAAAAGAGAACAAGTTTCAAGCAGAACTGATCGTAGAGATCGAAGAGCTGTTTGGTAGAGATGTTGTCATTCTCAAAAATGACCCTAACTACCTTCAAGGCATCCTTGACCTTCTAGTGCTCACTCCTAATGGGTGGGCCATGCTAGAGGTTAAGCGGAGTGCCAATGAGCCATATCGTCCGAATCAAGAGTACTACATTGATCTGTTCGATAAGTGGTCTTTCGCAGCTATGATCTGTCCTGAAAACAAAGAGGCTATATTAGATGATCTTCAACACGCACTCCGCCCTAGCCGGAAGACACGCGTTTCTCAGCGCTAGCAAATATCACTGGACCAACTATGATGATGACAAGTTGGAACAGACCTTCCGCAATGCGGTCCTTGCTCAGAAGGGCAGTGAACTGCATGATATCGCAGCAAGCCTGATTCGTAATGGGATCAAGCTTCCTGATGTACCGAAGACCTTTAACCAGTACGTCAACGATGCTATTGGTTTCCGCATGGAGCCTGAACAGGTTCTGCACTATTCAGACAACGCCTTCGGTACT